AATTCTTCGAGAGAGTCCTTTATCACTTTCTTTTTCGCAGCCTTTGCTGCCTCATAACCTTTTGTGTCAAAGTAATATTGCTGTCTCATATCTTCGATTACGGCGCCTATCTCACCATCTTCAGTGTTGATAAGTTCATTGATAGGCATACTCTCGATAATTTTTGCTTTGATGTAGGATTGTTTCTGTTCAGTGCCAATTCTACGAACAAAGGCATACCAAGCAATTTGTGTAAAGTAAGCAAATGCGTATTTTGAGATTTCGGGATCATAATTATCAACGACTCGTAGACAATTTTCCAGTGCATCGCCAACCATTTCTTGGCGGAAAGAATAACCTATGAAGTTTGGGCGATATGATAACTTGTTACAAATATCGAATATACACTTGGCAATATAATCAGAAATAACAGGCTTTTCTTCATCGGGAGCAAGTTTCGCTAAAATTGCTCTACGTTCGGTAAGTGCAATAATAAAATCATCATTCGAAACATAATGATTTGTTTGTTTTTTCATGTTTATTTCCTTATGTTACATAAATACATCACTGAAGATCATAAAAATAAAATACGCAAATCAATGACAGGAATAAAAAGAGAACGTATCATTTGTAGAATCTCTGTTAGAAAAGAAATGACATTGATGGGATTCAACAAATATCTAAAGCATCTAAATAATTTAGTTGACATAATTTGATTTGTGCTCCGGGAAAGTGCTAGAAACTAAACTATAAAACTGATTATGAATGTCTTTTAGTTTTGGTTTCTCCATGTTATACCGATTAGATATTTCTAGTAATGACATTAGCATATCACTAAGAAGAATATCCAGTTCTTCGTTCAAACGAACGTTTAGTTTTACTGCTGTTACGATTCGATCTTTTAAATTGCGCATGACGTTTGTGGCTACAACGCTGCCGAACAGCCGCTTATGTTGCTCATCCATATGACAAACGTTTAGAATCTTTGAAATATGCACAAAATATTCTTCATCTTCAGAGAACGGAACCCATTGCATTAGTAGTATTTGATTTTCGTTTGCTGTTACCCTATGCGGCAAATATAGTGTCATAAAATCGTTCTCATCAGCAATACCATCAGTTTCTGTAAATAGGGTATCTCCATTATCCAACATTACGATAACTGGTGCTCGTTCGTTCTTGTTCATTTATTCTCCAAATCAATGTCTATGATACTATATTCGAATCCCTCTTTGGAGTAAATTTCCAGTCTTTTTTCAAAGTGGTCCCACGTATGATTTTCATGCTTACCAATTCGCAAATCATCCGCTAGATCAAACAAGGTAACGTGTGTCTTGTCTTTGGACATTCTCAATCCTCTACCGATACTCTGAATAACTCGAATGAGGGATTTTGTCGGGCTGGTAAACATGATGTTGTGTATTCTCTTGACGTTCACACCGGTCGAGAACACACCAGATGATGCTAATACTATAACATCATTTCCAGTCTCAATCAAATTTCGTATCGATTCCCTTTCCGCTGGTGGAGTTCCGCCATGAACGTAGTAAACGGGTCTATCGCCGGCAGACTCGCTAATAAGTCTATGCAGAACATCCCCATGTTTTTCGATAAAATTGAATAATATAAGAGTGTTTCCCGATAGAGATAATGCAAGATTTCTAATAAATTTATTACGTTTCTCATGACCAATGATAAAATCCATTTCTTTAGCATATTCGGTCTTTCTTAGTGTTTTACAGGTATCAGCAGAATACTTGAAAACTATGTTCTTGATTTTTATGTCGCTTAAAAGTTTTCTCTCTTGAAGTTCTTTTGTTGATGCTACCTTTGAAACTTCACCAAACAACGAAATGAGCATCTGTTTGTGGGTCTTTGATCTATCCAATGATCCAGTAAAACCCACTTTATACTTAGCGTTGATGCATTTTTCTACAATACTAGAAATCTCTTTTGATTTGCCTTGATGAACTTCATCCACAATAATCGCATCAAACTGAGCAAACCATTCATCTGGTATATTAGACTTTGTTTGAAGTGATTGCCACGTGGATATAAAAAAACTTTTCTTTGAATTTTTAACTTGTCCAGCATATATCACATGAACATTATCTTCGACGTTCCATTCATTCTTCGATGAGTAATCAATGAAATCGGATTTCATTTGATTGACAAGAGACACAGTAGGAACCATCAACAAAACTCTAAGATCAGATTCAATAAGATATCTGGCTATCGCATAGATTTGAGCTGATTTGCCTGAACCTGTCGGAGATAAAATTAGTCGTCTGTAGTTTCTGAGTGCCCGATATATTGCTTCATATTGATAATCTCTAAATTCAATTAAATTACCATCAGAATGAAGATTCAATGACTTTACAAAATCAACAAGTTCTGGTGCGGTCACAGACGATTTCTCAATTGGAAGCCCATATTGAGAATCACTCATAACGCACTCATAATTTCGGGATTCGCAAAATTCAATAATCTGCCGGGCGATGCCGACGTGAGTTTTTTGCTTATATACGGATATCAAATGGACATATCCGTCCCATACCTTATTCTTGAATTGTGGCGTATGTTGAAACCCAGGCATTTGGAACTTGAATGCATCGTCTAATTCTTGAAGCATCCAGACTTCTGCATCTAGGTGCAACCAGGACTCGTTCTTTTTTGTTATTGTTAGTTTATCTGTCATATATTGTAAGTATCATATCTATGTTTTTCCCGAAGAAGCATTTGTTCTAATTTATAACGCTGCTCCCTTTCTTCAATTTCTAAGAGTTCCTTGCGTAGTTTACGATTGAAACTTTCATTACCAATTTTTTTCAAAAATCTGTCGCAATGCTTCTTGTCGTTTCTCGGTTAGTGAATCGTCTATCATATCAATTTCCCTCCATGAACTTCTGGTAATCGAACAATGTTTTTAGTGAATATCCTCTCGAGTTAATTTCCTTCATGATATATTCAATCGTACTCAATGAAGTATTGTAATACTCAAGACGTTCCTCTTTTTCGTTCAATTGAGCGTCTTGTTCAAATAATTGATTTAGTTCTGTGGTGTTTGGCTTTAGACCTTGCCATTGCGGCCAGTTGTGATAAATGAGATCATTTTTAGTAAACTCGCCACGGTAGTATCTGCGTTTCAGATTCTTGAGTGCACTAAGTGCACGAATTGCCGCCGCCCGTTTTGAGCGAAATTCGACAAAGTATGCGAGGTACTTTGAATGTAGAAAAGGAACACGAGCAATCTCCTCAGCAATTTTGAGTTGATTTATCTTCGAGTCCTCTTTCCAATCTAGTAGAATATCTTCAATTTTTGACATAGTATGTTCATAGTTTTACACATATGACCATAATACTATATGAATTTGGTGAAGTCAAATTTACTGAATGTCGAACCACTCAACGGCGAATGCGGCCGTAAACGTGATTGGATCAGCGTCCGTTGGATTCGATCTTAGTGTCATGGAAGGAAGTGATATTGGATATACTCCGTTCATGATAAACGACTTCGGTCCAACAGTTACGTTACAATTAGACATATCAGTTGTCTTGATTGAATTCAAAACTGATAGATTTCGCATCCAGTTGTAAATCTGGAGATACGTTGTTAGATTCTTATCAAGCAGAATCTCAACCGTAAGATCAGTAAACTTTATCTTCTCACCTGGCAAAGCAATATCGTGAAAGCGAGTTGCCATATATGCGCTGTTCATCACCATTTCGGGCAACACGATAGAATGACAGTAAAAGGGTACACCCGGAATCTTACTGAAATTCAGTTGATAAGAAGTTTGTTGAAACAGACTAAAATCGTATTCGCAACCTATATCAGGCATTTTCTTGTCTCGCTGGATAATTCTTGTTTAGGAAATCTTGTTGAAGATCGTGAAAGTCGGTGTGAATGACCGGATATCCCTTCTCTACTAACCAAGATGATGCAAAGGCTGCGATATCTGCTTCTGATACTTCTTGTGTGTTTATTCTGTCAGTGCTACTCAATACATCTAGATATTTGTCTATGCTCATTTGTTGACCTCACATGTTGTGTATTTATCGAATGCCAAAAGTTAGGGTGCCACAGCCCCATATTCTCTCTATGCCACGTTCTTTCAAAATAATCCATTCAGGGCGATTATCATTTGGAGCGATTTTTTTCTTCATAAATGCTGCCCTATGCATTCGTACATGTTGTTCTTTTATATTGACGTACCAGTAACTAGGAGGATTAATCTTTATCAATTCAAAACCATTTGACTGATATACATCACCAAAAGACAAACATCTATCTGCGTAAGAAATTATCGACCCCGAGTGGTCTTTTCTAAAAGATTGAAGTAATTTAGAAAATCCTCCAACAACCTGAGTGTTCTTTTTGGTAGCAAATCTACTCAATTCCCAATCAAATTTTTTGTTATATCTCGATTTACAAAAAGTCATCACACAAACTAGATCATTTTTATAAAATAAACCATAAAAAAACGACGAAAAATCACTGCCTTGAATATGATTTTCTTTTAAAAACGTTTGCTTAGTTTGCTTGTCTATTTGTTTTACATCACAATTTTTAGCGTATAATCTATCGGTATAGATACCCAACTTTGATGCTATTATTGATTTGACTACATTAGTATTGTATGACCAATCATCAGAAAATAAGTGAAATAATTTATAACCAGACTTTTCAGCAAGTACCGTTTTATTCAAATGATAGTTAGAGTCTTTTCTGGCAGAAACGGATTTTTCATTTTGTCTATACAGATGATGAAACACACCATTAAACTCAAATGCAATCTTTTTACTTTCAACGACAATATCTAATTCTTGACCATTACCAAGCAATTTTCTATCTCCAGTTTTTGTTGAAAATCCAAGAGATTTGATAAAATCATTGACTTCTTTTTGTTGTTTAGATTCTCTGGTAAATTCCCGATCATAAGAATTTGGGGAATTTGCTTCAATTTTGTGTTTTTTTAAGTAGACCGACAAGGTGGATTTTGTTGTTCCTACGTCTTTTGCAATCTCATCTAAAGTTCTATGTTTTACTTTATGCTCATGATATAACCATTCATAATCAAGAACTTTTTGTTTTACCGAGTATAAAGATTCATTATATCTCACTTTAGGTATATCATGAATCTTACAGTATTTCTTTATCGGAATAACTGATAAGCCTAACTCATTAGCAATTGAGTCATACGTTCTTTTAAGTGTGATTCTTTGTTCGTATAACCATGATTTGTCGCTAAGTTTTGTTCTTTGATCATCAGACAATCTTCCATGTTTTTTTGAACAAGCATCGGAGCAGTATTTTATAAATTTATCAGAATACGACTTGTCATAAGATGCATATTTGCCGCATACAGGACAAGTCGGGCAGTTTTCTTCTGTTATCGAATTCCGTTCCAAAAACTCTAGGAAATTAGTTGGTGTTTTTGGATAAACTGAGGTGTACCAAGAATGTTCTGTCATATTAATTAGTGTTTATTTATCACGTCTATATTAACACATATGTTTAATATTGTCAAATAAAAGGGGAGCCTATAGGCTCCCCCTCAAATACATCCAAACTACTTTTACTTATTAGGTCAGGTTAGCGACCTTGGTCATGCGATAGTAACCATTCTTCTGAGCAGCCATGCCAACGTTACCCAGAGAGTCTGCATCGGCGCCAGCCAGTGGGTTGCCAACCATACCGTATCTCGTCTTGAAACCGATCTTAGGTTGGAAGGTGTTAGGATCAACTGCGCGAAGCATTTGCAGCGGAACGTATGGGCAGTAGAACATACCAGCGTCATAAGGAGAAGAACCCTTATAACCAACTAGGTAATACTGATTCGATGAACCATTTGACATGTACGGGTCGATATAAACCTTGTACTTGCCATTTAGAACACCAGCGAATGTTGTGCTTGCTTCATCAACTGTCAGATTAGCAGAGATAGCAGGAGCGTAGTCCAGCATACCAGCCATTGTCAGAGCAGATGCAACGTCGGCGGAACACAGAAGCATGTTACCACGACCACGACGGGTGATTTCTGCGATACGGTTAGCATCACGTTCGATTTGGAACAGCATACCCTTGAAGCGTTCAACTGACCAACGACCATTTGCGTCGGTGTCAAGGTCAAATGTGCCAGCGTTGGTAGTACCGTAGTCAGCGCCAGGCATAGCGATGGTGTAAATCTTACGGATAACTTCACGGTTGATTTCTGCGGTGATTTCACGGGACAGAATGTTGCTCAGTTCAGCCTCAGCATCCAGACCATGAACAGCCTTAAGGTCTTGTGCCAATTCGATTGAGTATTCAGCCTTCAAAGCACGTGACTGGGCGGTCACGGTGTGCTTCTCTATGGTGAAGCCCATGGTAGCAGGAATAACACCTTCAGCAGCAGTCGTAGACATAGCCAACGTTGTGTTGATATTGACACCTGAACCAGTTCCGTCGTTGATACCTGACGTACCAGCGGTGTAGCCAGTAGTAGTATCCCAAGGGGTATTGCTAGTTGCTTGAGCAGCGAATTCACCACCGGAGTAAGCAGAGTTAGCTTCTTGATACAATGCTTCTGTACCAGCAGAAATCGTGCTTTGATCGCCATAACGCGATTTCAGAGCAAAGACCAAGCCAGTAGGCAGATTCATAGGTTGAACACCGCACAGGTCATATGCAATCAGCATAGGCATTGCACGACGAACTAGACCGATAAGCACTGGGTCAAACTTACCAACGTTACCGGTAATGTTACCAGGAGCAATACCAGCAGTGCCGTTTTCGTTAAGGGTTTCGCGTTCTTCACGGATAGCCTGTTCTTGGTTCTCAAGACAGATAGCTGTAACAGCACGACGGTAAGGATCCTTGATTTCGGGCATGTCACTGTGGTCAATGACTGGCGCCCACTTTTCTTGGAGTTGTTGAGGAGTTAGTTTCATTTTGTTACTTCCTTTTCTTTGTGTTTATAATTAACGCTTGAATGATAGAGGACCAGAAAGGACGTTTACGTATGCTGCCATCGTGTTATTCAATTCAACGGATTGAACTGGAGTATCCGACTCAGCAATTACGGTTGCCTTTTTAGTCTTGGGGAAATGACTTTCCTTTATTGTTTTGACCTTTTGTTCAAAAGTCTCTGCTGATTCAAAGGTAAGACCTTCGCACAAACCAACAAACTTGTCTTTCTCTGTTGCTGTCAGTGTTGACCCTACATTCTCTACAATGTTTGCGCGCTTCAATGTAACAATCTCTTGTTCCATGTTCGCCATAGTAGAAACAGATTCATCAAGGGCAGCGGTCAGTTCTTCGATTTCGCTTGCTTGTTCATCTAGAATGTCCAACTTTTCCTCAGGTACATCAATGTAATGCTCAGTGAATAAATTCTTCAATCCATCAATAAAGTTTTCAATGATTTCACCTTTAATACCGCGTTCAAGGGCCAATTCGTTCGCTTCCAACCAAGTGTTAATTGCCTCGGTCATGTATCCATCAATATTTTCAACTAACTCATCCCTTACTGCGTCTACTGCCTCGTCAAGACGTTGAGCATATTCTTCATCTAGACGATTCAATTCTTGTTCAACACCTTCGGCAATTGCCGCTTCCATGATCGTTGCTGCTTTGACCATGAAGTCTTCTGAGAGGTCTTCACCAAAAGAAAGTGCGTCCATATGTTCTTTAACTGAGTTACCAAGTTTCTTTGACTTACCAGCATCGATCTTTGCATTGTCGGACTTTGTTTGCCCGTCTTGACCGCCACCAGCAGGATCACTTGTATCCATAGTTCCGTTATCTAGCTTCTTTGACTT